CATCTAGTCCCATTCTGGGTGCAATCTTGACCTCTAGTCCAGCTTCCTCAAGCATTTCCATTCGGCTTTTACCTGTCCCAAGTTCCCTAACCCTAACGTCATGGGGCAGAATATGCTCTGCTTTGAGATAGTCATTGTCCTTAATCCACTTAACGTAGTGGTCTAAACCTACGCCATGATTCTCGTAGTAGTCCAGTAATCTGACCTCAGTACCCACTAACTGAGCCACCCAGATAGACGTAGAGTCACCCATTCCCAAGTCCCAAGCAGTAAAAGTTCTGCTCAGTTCCTCTCTGGGTATCTCTTGCATATGCTTCTTGTCTTCCAATTCATTGAGGATTTGCCCATAGTAAGAGCCTTCTACAGCAGCGTCAAAGCTACATTCAAACTCTTGGCGGTACTTATCCTCACCCATCTCATTACGAGCAGCCTTCAGTTCTGTATCGTCCACCACCCCTGTTTCTGAGGCTTTGAACTCTAGCAATCCCCACCCATCCTCAGTTTCTGCCCTGTCTCGCAGTTCTTTGAAGTGGTTATGACCTTTGGGCGTACCAATGAACAAGCACCAACCTTTTCTGTCAGCTAGTGCAGGTCTAACAATGTCTGTCCAAATCTTGGGATTTTGGTCACCAATCTCGTCAAGGATTACCCCATCGAAATACTGACCACGCAATGCTTCTGGATTGTCTGAACCATATAGCTGGATACGCCTACCCCAGAAGTCAACTCGCAACTCAGAGATATTGCTAGTGCCTCCCAAAGGCTCTGCATACTTGACGAGATAGTCCCATGCCACCCTCTTGGCTTGACCATAGGTAGGTGCAATGTATGCGTATCTAGGTGCTTCCTTCTGATTAAGGATAGCGTCCTTGATTAGATGGTTAATCGCAGAGACAGTCTTGCCCATGCGCCTATGAGCAACAACAACACCAAAACGCTTACTGTCCATCAGTTCATGGATAGCAAGCTGTTGCTCTCTAGGCTTGTAAGGAATCTCGATTACTTCGCCCATTGGACGCTTATCTGAATGTCTTTACCTTCTTCTCCAGTTACCTGAAGTGGCAAGACTTTGCCGATTAGTCCCATGAACGCCTGTGGATGGCTCTCTGCCTTATCTATAAGATAAGTTACGCCACCTGCGCCTTCTAAAGCCTCCAGAATCATCTCTCTGAGCATTGCATTGCCCTTATCAAGACTTCCTTTAGGTCTTCCTGCGCCTTCTCTCGCTCCACCACGAGATGAAATGTTTGATTGTTTTTCAATCACGTTTGACTCCTCTAGGGTTGGTCAAGGTTAAGTTAATACTTTATTCTAACAGACTTGTTATCTCTTTACGCTTTTCTTCATCAGCTAACAATCCAAATGGCATTGTTGCAAACATCTCAGGGCCAAATTTCTTAAACAATTCTTTACGTTCTTCTGGTGTTGAATAATAGTATAAGTCTTGCAGACCTTGGCTTCTCAAATACTCAATAGATTTCTGTGGCGCATTAGCTGGCAGAATTGCACCTTTAAACTCACCAATTTGAACTGCTCTTTGTGGCTTGATTTCAAAGTATTCTGTCGGCATTTCACGAACTTTATTCATGAAAATTTGCACATCAGCTTTCAAAGATTCAGGCACATCCTTATAAATTTTGTCCAAAAAGTTTACATTCTTAATTTGACCAAGTTCATACAAGGCATCTTGTGCGTTATAACTATAACCAGAATTACCTTCTAGTTTGTCAAGACGTTCAGTTAAGTCATTAAATGCACTATCAACTTGCTTTTTAACTGGCTCAAATTCTTCTTTTGTTACGATGCTTTCACGAGCAGCTTTTACTTGATTAAGATTCTTAAATTTAGGAGTAGCAACTGCCCTAATGTTTCCAACACCATACATAAAACCTTCTGAACCAGCGCCACCCTTCATCTCTTTAACAAGATTTTCAAGTGTTGCAGGTGCATAACGTCTGTTGCCAGAATCTGTATAACCTTTAAAAATTCTTTCTTTAATGTTTACACCAGCATCAGGCAATCTATTGTTAAAATCATTTAGCCAATCACCATACTCAGAACGCAAGTTATAAACACCATCGCTAAGTGCTTGCGAGAACTTCCAGTCAGCATCAAAGTCTTTTCTATCTGGCAATACTCCTTTTTCTTTAAGGAATTTAGCCATCATTGGGTCTTGATATTGCCTATCGTCCCAACTTTGAGTAAGTTTAGAAAGTTTGTAGTCACCAACATCGTCAGCAACATCGGAAAACATATTCTTTAAATTTTTTGCAGATTTAGAGTCAATCTCGTAATCAATTTTTGGTGCTCTTGCTGTGTAGGCATCAAACCCATAAACAGGATTTTTAGCAGATGGAATAGCCATTTCTTTTGAACCAATTAAAGAAATATCTCCAAAATTTAACATTGGATTTTCTACATTGGAAACAGCAATAGATGGCACAGGCATACCACCTACTTTTTGAACTCGTGCTAGTTTTTCTGGTGAAAGATTGTGGTGAACAATCATTTCTTTACCTGCTTCAACATTAGGAACAAACTGAGATGGAACTCGTTTGCTCAAAAGTCCACCAACATCCTCAATGCTTGCGCCTACTGGCAAACCTTTAGTAGCCTTACCTAGCAATCCTGCAACTGGTGCTACTGCCATAGCAGCTTCAACTGCTTCAGCACGAGGCTTAGTAGTCATGCCACTACCAGTAGTCAATGGCTCACCATAAGCCATTCTTTCCATTGTCTGTTGGACAGCAGGAACTCCTAAGAGATTCATCAGCATTTCTACAGGAGGATTCTCATAACCAAATGGCTTTGCGCCAAATTGTTGGACTTTCTTTAGGCGGTCAGCAAGTAAACCCATTACTGGGTTGACCATCGGAGTGGCCCTTAAATCAGCCATTATTTCATTCTGCCCATCTTACGAGCAGCTTCGCTAATAGCAATAGCAACGGCTTGTTTAGGATTCTTCACAACCTTGCCACCTTTACCAGAGTGAAGTTCACCCTTACCAAATTCGTGCATAACAGTAGCTACTTTAGCCTTGCCAACTTTGTTCAGTTTAGTTTTCATTTTTTGCCTTTCTGGGCATAAAACTTATAAGCCATACTCTGCCAATCATTAGCTTTTGCTTTTGCCTCAGCTTGCTTTTTGGCTTGCTCAATTTCTTTAGGGGTATAAACCTTTTGGTTAGTCGTTCCCATTTTCTTCCTCCATCATGCCATTCTCATAACCTTCTTCTTCAACTTCTGGTTGGCAACCTTTTTCCCATGCTCGGCAGGTACGCAGGTTATGGCAGATAAAGTCCCACTTAGAACACCAGCCACGACCACCACCATCGGCATCAAATCGGTCTTCAGGGATTGATTCCATCTTAGCCAGCATATCAGGGCTGTCATTGAAATACTCGCAATTAGCGCACAGATTACGCTTTGCTTGCTCTGGAGAAATGCGCCATACCTTAGACAAGGTGCGCCAGTAATCCATGTTTGGCTGATTGGTTTTATCAGGGCCAAGATTCCAGTTTTCAATCAGGAATGTGCGAGTTTTAGCATTTTCCTCTGCGGAAATCATGCCTTCGCCCTCTTGTTGGGCAATTTCAATAGTAATAGCAGCCTGTGGCGCAAGTAATCCAGACATGGTTGTCCTCATGGAGTTTGCTACATTTTCGCACAAAAAAAGAGGGAACTCAATCCCTCTAAGGAACTCAATGGCAACTGAGTTTGTACCATTGTGCCTTATCCAATTAGTTTTGCAAGAGTTTCATTTAAAACTGACATTTCGTCATGTTTCATAACTGACCAGATTCTTGCTTGCCCATGAATTCCGTTGTGTGGCCCTTGGTGACAGTCTCTACAAAGCGGAATACACAGATACTGGTGATGCTGTTTAATGTGATGAGCATCTGATGGCCCAGACTGACCACATACCCCACAAGGCATCTCTTTAATCCTTGCTAAGTGCAGTCTTTCACGCTTTGTAAAACTGTTATTCAATCTCTACCACCTTATCTCCATGTGACTTTATGTAGTCTTTTGTTTTCTGAATATATCTCTCAAACTCACTTCTTGAGATACTGGACTGCTGTAAGTCAGCATATTCAATCAAGTCTCTGATGGCTTTTATGCCTTCTCCATCTAATCCCATGCGCATAGTCTCTTGATAACGCATAGCAGCTTTATGTAGGCTTTTCTGTGCTTTCTCACAGACTGGTAGAACTTCTACTCCGATTCCACCACGAGCCATAGTCTCAGACAGGTTAAGCACATCAACTAAAGTGCGCCAGTCTTGGACTGTTCCACTACCCTTAGTAATAGCATCAAGTGCGGAATACTCAAGAAGTCTTAGCTTGTCCAGCTTCTCTCTCTGGGTTATCGCTGCTCCCACTATCGCATGAGTTATCGGGTCTATCAGATTCCAATGCTTGCGTCTTGTCTTTTTTCTCATTGTCTTTTCCAAAGATGGCATCCCATCTGCTTGCGTATTCTTGATTACTTACTTTGAATGGTCTTGGACTTGAACCTTTACTCATGTGTTCTTCTCCTTAACCATTGGCACGCAGAATGTGGTTTCTTGACCCCAAAAGCTCGGCTTCTCCAGTCGCGCATCGCACGAAGCCTTGTCTGGAAATTGAATCGCATATTGAGGTACACAACTGCGACTGCACAGCATAACAAGCAGTATCCACGTGGTCATGTGTTCTTCTCCTTGAGTTTGGCTTCAATGGCTCGGACAAACATTCCCCATGTCTGCTCGTGTGACTTGGCTGTATTGCAAAGCCATGTAACTTCCTCATCCGTTAACCCTACCCATGTGCGCTGTGGTGGGGTGGTGTAGAGAGGTGTTTCGTAGGTTGCTCCGTGGTCAACAAAACCTCTCATGTGTTTTTGAAAGCGCACTTCATGTGTGCTTTTGTCTTGATACATCCACACCACTGGCTCTGGCTCCTTGCGCTGTGGTGGGGTGTATATGAGTTCTTGCCCCTCCCAAACTGCACCGCATACGCAAACAAGTTCTGGCTTAATAGCGGCTTTACATTTTGAGCAAGTCTTGTCTGTGCAACACGGGATGTATTCAACACACGCCACAGGCTCCTGATTCCTTGCCTCTGGTGGGTTTGGTGCTACATCAACAGCCGCCATATAGACAGATGCCGCATGACCAGCATATAAACGCTCGTCATATCCTTCCATTGAGCATTCATCCATTGCTTTAAGCATTTCATTAGTTGGTTCTATTGGAACAAGTTTCCATTTATGAGGCTCATCCTTCGCTTCTTGCTGTGGTGGTGCACTAAGCGTGTCCCTTGATTTGTATTTATGCCCATTAACACAGGTGGTATTTCCATCAGGATGCCTTTCCCGAGATGTGCCTTTTGCACCACAAACTGGGCAGTATCCATAGTTCGCCACAGGCTCATCCTTCGCTTCTAGTGCGGTTGATGTATTTATTGGCGAACCAGAAGTTTTTTGTTGGTTCGCTAATTGCTCCCTTTTAAGTTCGCCATAGTTCCATACTGCTTCCCCAAGTTGCGCCTCGGTCTTAGTTAGTCGTTGTTCTAATTCGTCAATTTTATTAGCACGAATACGCGCCAGCGCATTTGCTTTACCTAGTAGGTCATGCAGTCTTCGCAATTCATCATTGGCTTTCTCATCCTTCGCTTCTAGTGCGGCTTTAATGGCGGTGATGGCTTTTTTGTATCGGTCAACAATAGGACAAGGATCAAGCCATTCATGCCTGTCTTTTTTTGCATGGTGTGCGCCATTACAGACAAACTCAATGCTTACCAATTCCAACGCCTCCAATGCAAGGCGTAATGCTTCGTCTCTAGTCATAAGTATTGCCCCATCTGGTTCAGACTTGTTTTGTAGGCTTTAGCCATGATTGCTGACTTTGCCAGCGTAGGCATTACCTTGTTGTTTTCTACATCAGACAAGTAAGATTTTGCACAGCCAATTTTTTTGGCCATTTTTTCTAACGACATATCAGTTTGGCAAAGCCGTAGCCCTCTCAAATATTCACCAAGGGTTACTTTTTCATCCAATGCAAGGCGTAATGCTTCGTATTTGGTCATACATCTCTCATGTCGTAGTCAACAGAACGAGCATGGTCAGCTTCATCCAAGATGTGTTTAGAAAGACGCATACATCCTTCAATCTCCATCTCTCTGAATTGCTCAGAGGAAAACACTCCAATAATGCTGACCTTTTCTAGCAACACATCAATGATGTTCTCGTCATAAATGCCTTCTTCGTCTGTGTCATATTCCATAACAACAGTAACCACTACAGAGCCTTCACCAACAGTTGTATCAAATTCGTATTTCATTTCTTAATCCTTAAAAGTACCCTTGCGAATTGCTTGGGCTGAGTGCATTGTATAGCAAACTAAACAAGATATTTACTAGGGGTTTATACTTATTCGGTTGTTTTTACGCCAAGACGCTCACTTGCTTGCTCAGAACGCCAAATGTCAGCTTTCATTTGAGCAGCAGTTAATTTCCACTTTAATGTTTCTTCTTGCTCGATGGCAACCATTAGACCTTTGAGTAGGTCAGCGTATTCGTAGTGAGCATAGGCTTCACGCTCTTGAGCCACAGCAGAATCAATGCCTCTGGCTAAAGCATCCTTCATCAGTAGAGCCTTTTTAGTCTTTCTAAACTCCTCAAGGTAAACACGCTGTGCTTTAGCTTGGGCATATTTAGGTGCTTGCTCAAGGATAAATTCAATTGCTTTGTAAGGTGCTTTCATTGGAGGCACTCCTTTACACAAATATCCACACCAGCTTGACTTGAGTAAACCTTTGTCACATGGATGTTTACTATCTGCGAATCGTCCTTATAGACCACCGAGTTCATGCCGTCCTCCACACTCTTGAGAATATTTGAAGCGTCAGGCTTACGAATTGGTTGCTCAGAGCCATTTAAACAAGCCTCTATGCGTTTTTTTGAGTATGACTTAGGCGCACATACTCTGATGTATAGATAAAGCGTTACAGGAGTTTCTAGTGGCTCTGTACTTCCCATTGCTTCGATGGCTGCATCTTTAATTAAAGATTCGTAAGTTCTGGTTTTCTCAGGTGTGTAGGTTTGGACAAAGTTCCCACGCTTGACATACCTTGCTCTTTGTTTGCCAACAGGATTTCCATCAACCTTAAATGTGACCATGAATGTCATTCGAGTGTCCCTTCTCTCATTTGCGCCATGTAAGTTCTGATTCTGTCTCGTGAGCCAGAGCCATAGATTCGTTCTGCTCTTTCAAGCCTTGCACGAATCAGGTTTGAGTTTTTGCTTGATTGCCAAGCACGATAGAGTTCACGAGCCTCTGCTTGCTCAAGAATTACCCTATCGTTTGGGTTTTCAATCGTCTTGCGTGAGTAAGTCACCAGTCAATTCCAATGCTTTGTTTATCAGGTGTAGTGGATAAGGTACGCCTTCACGCACCTTGTCCAGTAGTTTCATTGCTTCGTAGTGGCTCAAAACATTGACTCCTGAACTTGCTTGACAGGCTCATGTGCAAATAACTGTGGTTGAGCAACAGCTTGTTCTATGCGCTTGCAAGCAATATCAAAGTATTTTGGTTCGCGTTCTATACCTATAAACTTACGCCCCATTTGAATGGCGGCTACGCCTGTTGTGCCGCTACCCATGAACGGGTCAAGTATTGTTTCAGGGTTATCGGCTTGTTCAATGCACCAAGCCATTAAAGCCAATGGTTTTTGTGTTGGATGCCCGTTTCTTTCTTCTTGCCCTTGTCTAAGCATTCCATTCCACATCCATTCAAACTTTCTTACGGGTTTTTTCATGTTTGTCCACGCTAATTCACAATCGGCAAAATGCCCATTAACGCGTTTATCCCAAACTAACCAACATTGACTAGCGGGCAACCCATAATAATTACCACCCCAAAAAATTATTTTTTCACCTTTAGACATTATCAATTCAGCAAGTTCTAAGCCCATTGGGGCATCATCCCACCCTGAAGCAAAATAAGTACCTTTTGCAACGCCTTTGCCAACTATTCGACCACTACTAGCCGCCATTGCCCTATCGATACCAATGCCATAAGGAGGGTCAGTAATTACAGCATCAACTTTGTCAATCAATGGCAAAACTTCTAAGCAATCACCAAGATATAGTGTTGCGTTACCAATTTCTACTTTCATGCGTTTCTCCTTATTTGTGCCATTTTTTCTAATTCCGCAAGACTTGGTGGTCTGGTTATTCGTTCATCAGCTTTAATTTTCTCAAGAGCAGGGTCAGGCTCATTCTTTGATGGAACTGTGAGCCTCACAATGTCAGCAGGATTTTGTTTAGGTGCGTTTGTGTTTCTCACCCAATTACGCCATGTAGCAAACCAATCTAGTTTTACACCCTTCTGACCTGCTTGGGCTATCCAATAGTCCTTGAACTTATCAAATGTTTGAACAGGGCTAAGTTCAGGTCTTGTCTGTTGACAGAATTGTTCCCATTCAATTGGAAAAGTAAAATCAGTAGCGAGGCGTTTGCCGAGCATCTTCTTCTCTTTCTTTGTCTCTGTCTCTCTCTCTGTCTCTGGGATAGCATCTTGCAAGCGTTCTGCTAGCACTCCGCTAACAACAGTAAAGAAGTCGTTATCAATCAATGGTTTAACACCATCTTTATATTCTTTTTCAGAGATATGTAATCGGAAGACTAGTTCATCTAGTGAGCCATCAAAAATACCATCTTTTGATTCACTTGCAAGCAACCAGAGCATAGGTGCTATCGCTTTGCTAGCAATAGGCAAGCGCATATAAACTCTGTCGTTTAACAGGTCACGATGTAATTTAATCCATGGAGGGCAGCGGTCTTTGTAATGTTGAAAGACTGCCCAATTCTTAGGCTGTAAAAGCATATTGTGTCTCTTATTCCAATTCTCCCTAAAAGAAACAATCGGCAGGAGGGGAGACTTCTCTTTTCAGTTGGGTAATTAGTCCAACCTAGCCGTGTTTCAAATTATTGTATTACAGAATCATCAGCTTGTGCAATGTCTCTCGTTCTTTGTGCAACATTGCAAAGTAGTGATGCTGTGCTTTGTCTTTGTAGTAGTGATACCAAAGCAAGTGAAACAAAGAATCGTTAAGTGACACATTCTCTGTGGCAAATGCCAGATGCTGCATCATCAAAGACTTGTAGCTGAAGTAGTGGTATAGCCGTTTCATTCAAACCACTCTGGTCTAAGTTCTCTGAGTTGATAGATTCGTAACTTAGGGATTGTCTTCCAATGATTGACAGCAGCCCTAGTAATTCCAAGTATTTTGGCAAGCTCACTCTGTGAGCCAGCGAGTGTGATAGCAGTTTGTTTATCCATCTTTACAGTATAGCGAATTCAACAATTTGTTGTTTTTAGGGTAAACACCTAGATAAATAGCTTGTTTAGTCTGTTTAGTTTGCTATACTTGCGTCAGCCCACAGCAAAACGCAAATGGGTCTTTTTAAGGAAATCAAGATGAGTAACGCATACGAATCATATTTGGCAAACTGGAAAGAAAAGAATCCTAATGTGATTCAACCAGAACGCCCAAACTTTCGCCCAGACATGACTGGTGCTGAACCGATTGTTGGAAATCGTGTTTTTGACAACCGCAGCAAATGCTTTCAACTTGCTGATGGCAAAGTTCTTGAGATTGGTCAAACAACAAACTGGATGGATATTTACGCAGTCTTTCCAAATCGTGAATCATGGAACGCTTATTCACAACCAATGTCATTCAATGAGTATTGGAACGGCTAAATCAACAGGGGGCTTAGTCCCCCAATTAAGGAGAACCAAATGAAAAGTAAGATTATTCAAACTCTAGTTGAGTGGACATTGGCAATCGTTATTTTTGGCGGTTGGGGTGTACTCTTGGCGTACAGAGGATAAGCATGAACACAGAACAATTAAGACGCAAAGCAAGACAGCTTTACAACAACAAGCTAGTGCCTACAGAGGTCAACCAACACAATCAGCGCAAGTGGGTTAGATCAGTTCTCAAACTTGGTGACAAATGGTTGTTGGCAAAGCAAGTAGGACGCATCCAATGATTACAAGACAAGATGCAATCAAGGATTTATCGCATGGTGAGTACTGTTGCTACTGTACAGAGCCTAAAACATCTGGCTCATGCTGTGGGGAAAACCACTTCGTACCTTTTGAGGATTTATACGAGGAAGACCAAGAAGCAATGATTGAAGAATATTTAAGTGAAGGAAATTAAAATGGTACATAAGAAGTTAATGAACGCTCGGATGGCTTTGCAATCTATGCAGCTAAAGAAGTCAGGACACAACAAGTTCGCGGGCTACCAATATTTTGAATTGGGCGACTTTCTGCCTCAGATCAATGAGATTTTCCATAGCCTAGGATTGTGTGGAGTTATCTCCTACACCAAGGACTATGCAGACCTCACAATCACCGATGTTGATGATGGCACTTGCATTGTTGTTACATCGCCAATGGTAGAGGCTAATTTAAAAGGCGCACACGCTATCCAAAATCTTGGTGCAGTAGAAACATACCAACGCAGGTATCTCTGGATGACAGCAATGGAAATCGTTGAGCATGATGCTCTTGATTCATCTGCGCCATTAAAAGAAGAAAAGAAATCTCCAGTAATTTCTCCTCGTGGAGGAATTGGTGAAGACTTACCTCAAGAAATTAAAGAGTTTTTGCAAGAGTTTGCAATCTCTATATCAGAGTTAGTCAAAAATGGTAAAGCAGTAGAAGCCTTATCAATGATTGACGAGCAGCAGTTGGAGGCAGACCAAAAGGTTTATTTGTCAAACCAACTTGAATCAAGTGTACGTTCAGCAATTAAGAAAGCAAAGGTAATTTAAATGGAATACGATAATAGCAACAGGGGTTCTTTATTTAAGAATGACCGCAAAGACGATGCTAAATTTCCTGATTACAAAGGGAGCATTAACGTAGATGGCACAGACTACTGGCTATCTGCTTGGATTAAGGTCAGCAAAGATGGGGCTAAGTTCATGTCTCTGTCTGTAAAAAACAAGAACGCTGATGCTTCATTGCAGCCTAAGAAAAAAGCTGTTTACCAAGATGACGATGCACCTTTTTAAGTAAGTTTACGAGGGGAAAGCAGACAGCAATGTCGGACGAATGTGAGTACCCTCACCTCAAGGAGAAGAAAATGACTTTAGATAAAACATGGTTTGGCGGTCAAGTAGAAAAGTTCTTTGGTACTGCACCATTTAAGCTGGCACGAAAAGATGACCCACAGACCTCTAAAGATGCAGCGCAAGCAGTTGATAGCACCAAGCTAGAACAAATCGTCTATGAGGCTATTAAAAGCTTTCCTGATGGGTGTATTTCAGATGAAGTGCTTGAGGCTCTCCCAGAGCATCGTTACTCATCAATCACTCCTCGCTATCGTGCCTTGTTAAACAAAGGCTACATTGAGATTACTGGAACTAAAGAGGGACGCTCTGGTAAAAAACAACGAGTTATGAAAGCTATCAAATGAGTTATGCAAAAACAGAAATGCTCGTGGTGCAATGGGGTGAAGCACGAGGAATTGTGCAGAACAGCACACCATATGCTCAAGCCTTGAAAACCAAGGAAGAACTAGACGAGTTGTTTGACGCTATCTCTAAAGGAGATGCAGCAGCTACAGCAGACGCATATGGAGATATTCTCGTTACCCTAGTGATGGGTTGCGCCTGTGCAGATTTAGACCTCGTAGAGTGCTTTAAAGGCGCATACGAGGAGATTAAAGATAGAAAAGGCTATCTGACAAAAGATGGAATCTTTGTCAAAGAAATTTAACTTGTTAAAACACTCAGTGCATGGCGAATGTGTTTTATTCTGTCTTCAAGACCAATAAAACCTCCATTGATTTTTTTGGTCATTCCTTTGAAGTCTTCAACATCTGCAAAATTGTTTAGCTTATGAGTATTCCAAAAAAAGCCAGCAGTAAGAGCAGCGTATTTAGGAGTAGCAACTAGGTCAGGATTCATAACAAAATCCTCTCCTAGTGCTTGTCCTGCATGATAGTACCCACTATGCCCTGTGGTTTGGAAAAGACCTCTGCCTCGGAAACGAAAGCCATCACCAGATGCTTCATCCCTATTGCCCATACGATTAGCGTAAACAGAGTTAGCAATCTTTTTAGGGTCACGCTCGTATTGCTTTGCAAACTCTAAAGTTGGAAAACGCTTGGGCCACACTTTCATTAAAGTCTCTGCACGATAGTTTAAGTTTTCAACAAGCATTTTAAAGTTACCGCTTTCATGCGCAGCTTGTCCAATAAAAGACGCTTGTTGAGCAGGTGTAGCAATATTGAAACGCTCAAATGTTTCATTAAGAGCATCTACCCATTGTTCTCCAATATGTAGTTGTTTTAATTGCTCATTGTTTACCATTTAAGAGATTCCTTACTTCGTTGTATGAGTCTATGCAAGCATTGAGTGCAGCAGTATTCTTATCGCCTTGTGCAACTATTTCTGCGATGGCTTCGATGGTTGCTCTTTCGGCATCAGAAGCTGTGTCAGTCTGTCTGTCAGGTTGACTGGTTGCTTTTGTATCTGCGCTGGTAGTGGAGGGACTTGCGGAGGCTTGTACGTTACTTGTGGGGCAGAGGCGCAACTTACCAGCACGATTGGCGACAGCAAGAGCAGTAGTTTTTTGGTTAATAGCATTATTAGCCTCCTGTAATTTTGCAGATTGTTGATTAAGTTTCTCAGTCATGTTTTGCTCTATCTGACGAGCCTCATCATTCTTCTTGGCAATGGCTATTTTCATATCATCATCACGCTCTAGCCAACCATAGTGATGCCCTACCCTGTAAGTCCCAAACAAGGAAATGAGAACACCAACAATCAACCAAGGTAGTGGAATAGGTAACATTAGTCAGCCTCTTTTCTTGCGTTGGCCAGAATCTCCCTTTCCTCGTCATCCTCAAGGTGGTCTGGAGGTGTTGTCGGAGGTGGTGGTGGAGTCCAAGATTCATCGAGTTCTGGGTTTTTCCAGATAGGCATCGCGCCAAAGGCTTGACTTGGCAAACCACCATAAGCGCCTTGAGGATCATAAGTTTGAGGAGTTGGTTGATATCCACCTTGGAAGCCATACGAATTTGAAACTCCACACATAGGTTGATTTGGTGTTGTTGGCATAAGCCTATTTGCGACCGCTTTTGCTCCTTTGTTTAGAGCATACATTCCAATTAGAGTCGTGATGCTACCAACCAAAAGCAAAACAACATCGTTCATTAGCTTTGTGAATGCAGCGTCAATGGGACTCATTGACTTGATTGGCTGTTGAACAAATATGACTGAATAAAGCATTGAAAAGACAGTGCCACCAAAAACAACCATGACAACAATGACAGTGATAAGCCAACCAAGAACCTTGATTAATTCAATCAATTCCTCGGTGGTTTGAATTTCAGGCATTTTCATTTTTTGTCATCCTGTGGAGGTTGAACATTCTCAACCTGTTTTTGCAAAATCGGAGCGACTAAATATTCAGGGCAATGCTGAGTAAATAAGCACTTTGGCTTTTGGCATTGTTCAGCAGTGAAGTTGTCTGGATTCTGACAAAAATATCGATATCTTTCCTCAAAACAGCCAGTCAGCATCAAAAGAGCAATTGCGATCAGATATTTCATCCAAGTCCTAAATAAGCCAAAAATTTATTCACAATCTTGTCGGACAGATCATTCGGCAAAAACTTGAGAAAGCCAAGAACCCACCATGCGACACACATTCGCACAAACACTTTGAGAAATAGATCAAATTGTTTTTGATATTCATTCATCGACCACAGCGTTTAGTTGTTTGGCAGAAATCCATCATTTCATTTATGCCGATACCAACGAGAAGTAGAACGAGGGCAATTCCTCCAATGAGCATCACCATTTCCAGTTGCTCTTGCTCCTCTTGCTTCTGTTTTTTTTCCATAGCTTTGAGTGCGCTGATCTCTTTTGCATCAGCCAAGTCCATTTCAGCCTGTCGAGCCTTAATCTTTGCCCACACGTCCGCACGGCCAGTGGCTTGGAATAAAAGCTTCAATTCTTCTTCAAACCGACGCGCCTCATCAAGACACATCTCGATTTGTAGAGCCGCGCCCATGTTAGAACCGCCTTTGCTCTTTGCCTGAATCATCGCCTTAGTAGCGGCACTCTTGGCATCGAACATCTTGCCAATCATGGGGGTCAGACCAGCTAGATCATTTGCGACCTTGCTTGCTTTTTTGACCATCCCGATGGCTTTTTGTAAGCCATCTAGTGCTGCCATCGGGTCTAATGGAATCATTTTCTTTCAACCTTTTTCCATTCAATACAGTAGGTTTTTCGGTTGTACACATCGCCAAACCAAACCCACTTAATACACCTGTATTCAATAGATACAGCCAAAATCAAGGAAAGCACAATACAACCATGTAAGTGCAAAAAACAACAAAACAACTGAAAAAGGCTGCTGCAATAAATGCCTCAGCCCATTCAATCATTTTTCTTCTTCATCAGCTTTAGCCGATGCCCTAGCAATTTTCAAGTGTTGGTGCTTGAAATATATGTTAACCAATAAGCCACACAAAGCAATGACAACACCAGAGATTGCAGCAAACTCATTGGCTGTTAAACCAAAGATGATTGCTGCACTAGAACCTCCATATGTTGCTACTGATGCTGCTTTTGTACTGAGTGCTTCGTTTGTCATGGTGCATCAGGCCAAGTAACAGTCCAAGGGAAACCACTCTGCGCAGTAATATCACGCAAAGCTTGACGATATGTAGCCCATACTGTCTTATCAACAGGTGCATCTGCCACTTGAGTCCAGTCACACTCAGCTAACTTTTGGTCACGAGTAGCACGAACATTCTTAGCCTGTTCAGCATCCTTCTGAGCCTTGTAAGTAGCTTCTTGTTCAGCAGCAGTAGTAGTTACACCATCTACAACTTGGTCTAAGAAGACAGGGCCAAGGATGTACTTTGTGTACCACTTACCATTTACTTGCTCTACACCAGAGGCTTGAGAGTATTGGTAAACAGTACCGCCTGTTGCTTGTGGGCCTTCAAAGACTACGTCAGCACCAAGCTCATTGATGAGAGCCTCTGACAGTTGTTGTGGCATTGAAGTGTTTGGGAATAATGCACGAAATTCACCTTCGTACATTACTGCGCCTGTTTCTCTGATTCTTACTCGCATTTTAATTTCCTCAAGCAATTGCTAAAAAGATGAATGTTCCACCACTTGCATTGATGGCAGATGGCGCTGATGAACTAATCTCAAACCCTGCGCTGTAGGTGTCAATGTAGTCTGTTCCAGTTGTTTCTGCTGCTGTGCTATTTAAAAGCAAATATGGGTCATTGCCACTCACAATGCCTCTGGCTGAGTCCCAGACATACCAATCTCCATTTGAGTCAGCACGTTTAATTAGTACAAACCTTGCTCCAGATGTAAATCCACAATCAATTTGTAGCGTTGTTCCTGTTCCTGTGTATTTTCCAATTTTAGAAACTCCAGCACAAGTTGCAAACAGGTAAGCTACAAATGTATCGCTTGGATTGTTTGTGTTTGGGAATGTACTTCCAGAGTATCCTACTGAAAATACAGATGCTGTAGGAGCAGTTTCATTTATTTGTCTATTGTTTCCTCCAGCATTGCCGTTATTGTTTAATTGGAATAAATCAAACCCTGAAAATCCACCAATTCCTGTTCCCCAAATTGGTTGTGCATAAACAATCCAAGATGATGAAGCAAGGCTTCTACCCTTAATAATCATTAACTCAGGAGCAACTTCTAGGTTGTGCGCAATAGTTTGAGGTGTTGACCCTGTTCCTGTATAGCAAACCTCATCAAAAAACGATGGGGCACGTCTGAAGTCATACCTAACTGTGCTCACGCCACTTGCATAGCTACCTTGAACCCAGCCAGTATTGTTCATGCCTGTGAAATACCCAACACCAAATGACGAGGATTCAGCACTGGTGTTAGATGTAAACAAAGTTCTGTTAGCAGAAGAACTACCAGATGTAGATGACATCCCACGCAACCTGTCAAATGTTGTGGTGTTATTCCCATCACCTGACAGATAGTTTGCCCATTGTGAATCAGATGGGAAACCCGTTGTGATTGCTGTTCCGTCTGTTGCGCTTGTTAATGTTGGCTTGAACACACTAGTCCCACTTGTAGGCACTTTCATCGGGCCTCTACGAATGGCTATGTAGATGTAGGTTTTAGATATTTCGCCTTTAGCAATAAACCCTGTCGCAGTTGGCTTTGCTTTACTTGTGTCTTCCTCTGCGTTTGACAAGTTTGGATAAAGCAATTTGGTAGCGTTATCTGTAACAGAAAGTCCACGCATATTGTCAAACAGTTCCCAGTTTGTAACTTCGTTAGATGATTTTCTAAGAAGCCATTGTGGTTCGTACCCAAGACTTACAGTTGCATTGCCACTACCATCGCAAGTAAACGACCCACACGAAATTACATTGTCTGTACCAGTCAGGCCAAAGCCTCCTGCGTCATGGGCGAATAGGTAGGCGACATAAGTTGCGCTAGAAGCATTAACTGCGGAACTTGTTCCAACAGAAAAAACTGTACTAGTTGGGGTTGTATTATCCCAAACAGTTGAAGTGGCCGCAACCTCGGAAGTATTTAAATAAATGCGTTTCGTGTTTCCTAAAGAAGTGTGATAAACCTGCCAATCATTACCGTCTGCGTCTGTTCTTTTAACAATAATGCACCCAGGCACAGAGCCAAGGTTGTGGGCAACCGTCCGGCCCGCAACACCATCCCCCGTATAAGTCACAACATCAAAGAACTTTGGTGTTGGTTTTAATACAGTATCAACGTAGGTAGCTCCGCTAGTGTTTACTTTGGCTAACGTACCCCATGTATGCCCATCAGTATTGAAAGATGTTAAACCTTGCGATTGTGTTGTTTGAGCTGCTGTTGAATTGGAGACTAAATCATAAGTAGCGCCACGGAACGTATCATACCAAGCCCAATCTGTTGCAGCAGAGCGTGACTTAGAAATTACTAAAGCACCTGTATTTTCTTTGATGCCTGTTGTTACTGTTTGGCTTGAGCCAGTACCTGTTCGCAAATAAACAGAGCACACATCCTCAATATATTTTACATCGTTAGAAACCTGTGAAGCATTAGACGAGAACATTGTCATACTCCTTGCATTTATCAAGATGCCACTTAGCTAGATTTCCACCAGAAGCAAAGATTCCACAATGCGGACATTGCTCTTTACGCTTAGGTTTACGCATCTTTTCTGTTGTTGTTTTCTTCACGCCCAATGTTCCTTTAATGATTGCTTGTCTTCGTTCTTCAGAGCAAGGCTTTCCATAAAGAGGATGTTTGCTACCAGTCAAAGAAGCACTAATTTTATTTTTAGTCTCGTCTGATAAAAACTCACCAGAGTTTGCAAAAGTAGCTCCACCATAATGCTTGTTATAACTTTGCTTGTCTTTTACAGCTTGTAGTGATTTTAAGTATTTAACTTCTAAATCCCTAATATATTTCTTGTCTGAAATAACTAAAATTTCTCTAGTCCAATCAGTTGGATTATTTTTAATCAATGGCTTTACATACTTTGATGAACAAATGTATCCGTCATCTGGGTGGCAGTTTTTAGCTGTACGGCTTCCAACATACCATTTTCCAGTAGATAACTCAGTCCAACGATAAAGATATGCTTGCGTCATAGATAATTCTGTCCAGCATTACTTCCCCACCAATAAGTTCCATCACCTACAAAGACAAATTTATCGCCTTTAGAGGCTGTAGATGTAATCGTAGGGGCTGTACTTGCAGGCCATTTAACTGAACTAGGCCATGTAACTGTGCGTGAACCTGTACCATCTTGCTTCAAAAGCATTGTGAAACCCTTACCTGCTGTAGCAGTTGGGAACGTAAACGTACAGTTACCAGTCAATGTCAGAATCTGTACTGAACCATTAGCCAAGTCAACTGTATAAGCTGTAGAAGTGTTAGCAGTTACAGTTTCTTCTGTGTAGCCATTGGTGAATGTACCAGCTTCAATGGTCTTGTTAGTAAGAGTCTCTGTTCCAGTATATGTAGCAATACTTGCTGCTGCTAAAGTTGTTTGACCTGTACCACCATTTGCAATAGGAAGCGTTCCTGTTACACCAGTAGATAAAGGAAGACCAGTAGCATTTGTAAGAGTACCACTAGCAGGTGTTCCCAACTGAGGAGTTGTTAGAACAGGACTTGTCAGAGTCTTGTTTGTCAGGGTTTCTGTGCCTGTCAAAGTAGCAAATGAACCTGCCGTAAATGCTGCGCTAGTCCATGTTGAACCAGACCACACAAACAAGTTATTAGTGGATGTATTCCAGTACAAAGCACCAGTCAACAAAGCGTTGCCATCATTGTCAACAGATGGTGCAGTTGATTTAGAGCCTAAATATCTGTCATCAAATGCATCGTAAGTGTTGGCAGCACTTGTAGCACTAGCAGCAGCAGCCGTTGCGCTAGAAGACGCATTGCCTTCGCTTGTAGATGCATTTGAAGCACTTGTAGCAGCGTTAGATGCAGAAGTCGCAGCAGCAGCAGCACTTGTCGCAGCAGATGTTGCACTTCCTAAGATTCCATCAACATAATACTTAGTTGCAGCGTCTTGGTTACTTGTTGGGTCACCCAATCCAGTAATCTTAGAAGTACCCATTGCAATAGCACCACTCATCGTGCCACCGCTAGTAGATAACTTACCACTCAAAGAAGTATCAACTTCAGTCTTTGTGTAAGCATCTGTAATGCCAAAACCAGAAATAGTTGTTGGATTAGTACCTGCTGTAATTCGTCCATATACATCTGTAGTTACAGACTTATATGTACCTGCTGAAACACCAGTAGATGCTAAATCAATTTCATCTGCACCTACAACAATTCGGCTAGATGATGCTGTCTGAACATTTAAAGTATTGCCAGACTTTACCAAACCTGCGCCAGCAGTAATTTGACCTGCGCCAGAGAATTGAGCAAATGTAATTGCTGTAGTACCCAAAGTACCACCAGCAGTTACAGTACAAATATAACCATTAGAGCCATTTACTGTACCACCTTCAACAAAGGTGTAAGCAGCAACCAGTTCAGTCCAAGCATCTGCATCTGTTGTTCTAGTCCATGAACTAGCAGAAGCTAAGTAAATACCATTGTTTGCTTGAGTAGTCTGGTCTTTAACCAACACTCGGTCACCAGCAGATACCGCTACACCATCAATTGTTTGTGTGCCAGACAAAGTGATGTTTGCAGTCGTAGCAGCAACCACAGAGGCTTTTGCATCAATACCTTGAGCAATAGCATCTACATAAGATTTAGTAACAGCATCAGCATCAGCAGTTGGAGTACCAAGACCTGTAATCTTGTTTGTACCCATAGCGATAGCACCAGACATAGTGCCACCAGAAAGATTCAGCTTCAAAGCATCAGCAGTATCTACATAACCTTTTGTAGCAGCATCTGATGAGTTTGTAGGTGTAGCAAGACCAGTAATAGTTCCTACTGTTCCAGAACTCATATCCAATGTGCCATCAATCGTGACATTATTGAATGTAGAAGTACCAGAAGACGCAGTTACATTGCCTGTGACATTGCCTGTCAGGTTACCAGTCACATTGCCTGTTACAGCACCTGTGTGAGTTCCTGTGGTGTTACCAGTAACATTACCTGTTAAACCGCCTACAAAGCCTGTAGAGGCTGTTACTGTCGTTCCTGTGATTGCTTGGGCAGATGAACCACCGATAACAGCACCATTGATAGTACCGCCAGTAATCGTTGCAGA